CGGATGATATGAAGGAAGGTGCCGGGGCGCTTCATCGTCAATTGACTTCGCCGCATTGGCTCAGGGGCAAGAAGGGTCAGCCATATTTCCTTGATGCCGCGATTGACAAGGTACTTGCCCAGGTTGGGAAGTCCTCATCCACGTCGCCGGACTCGAATGTCCCAGAACCGGACATTAATACGCTTCCGCCTGGTTTGAGGGACGTGAAGTTTAGGCAGAACACCATCCTCTATCTGGAATTATGGGGGCTTGTCCCGCGCAATGTAGCCGAGGAATTTGAAACAACGAACAATCTCGCCAAGACTCCACCTGCGGTGGGCGTGAAGCCTGGTGACGATGATGAAAACGACGAGATTGAAGTAATGGTCTGCGTGGCCAACGATGAAGTGGTGCGGTACGTTCGGACTACGGCCGAGGAACGTCCGTTCATGCGGTCGGTATGGGAAGAATGCCTGGACGAGATAGGCGGAACCGGTGTTGCTGATAATGCGGAGAATATGCAAATCGTTCTGAACGGAGCGGTCCGGGCGTTCGAGGACAACAAGAAGCTGTCTGCTAATGTGCAGGGATTCATCAAGCGGAGCGCGCTTAATACGGATGTGCAGACAGCCAAGCCAGGGAGACTCTATGACGTTGCCGAGGAATGCGACGATGCCCGGAAGGCTTGGAGCCCGATGGTTACTCCGGATGTGGGTGAAACGCTGTTGTCTCTGATTGCGCTTGCCGAGAAGTACCTGGACATGGAAACCATGATCCCGAAGATAACGCAGGGGATTAACACAGAGAAAGGGCGCGAAACAGCCTATGAGATCAGTCAGCAGGTAGAAAAGTCAGGCAAATACATTGGGGTCGTTGTCAGGAATCAGGATGAAGGGCTGATTGAGCCGATGATTGAGCGTAACTATGATTACAACATGGCTGATCCGAATGTTACCAAGGGCAAGGGTAATTATATCGTCAAGGCCACAGGGTTCAATTCATACCAAGATAGGTTAAAGCGCGTTAAAAACCTGCAACAGTATCTTTCAGTCGTTATGGAGATACCAGCGCTTCAAGAAGATACCAATTTCAAACGTATCACGGAAGACATCGGCAAGGCATTGGGCTTGGATACAGACGATTACTACAAGAGTGAAGCCGAAAAGCAGGAAGACCTCGCAATGATGCCTCCCGCTGAAGGCGCAGGCCCCGGCGGTGGACCGGCTGGGCCCGGCGCGGCGCCGGCTGGCGCTCCGGAAGTTGATCCGGCGTCGATGCAGGCTGGTATGGACTTGGAATTAGAAGAGAAACAGGCCAAGATCGGTAAAACCCAGGCCGAAGCAGAATCCAAACTGGCCGATATACGGGTCAAAGATGAAAAGATGGTGATTGAACGTGCGAAGGCCGTGCATGAAATGAGCAAAGCGGCACCGATAACGTCTTAAAGAAAACTCTTGCATCAAATCTCTTAATGTGGTATAAGCGTCTCATTCAGTCAAAAAAGATTTAATGGATTATTTATGAGTGCATAATTAAAAAACATTTTGAACGGCAACCGGCGAGGGAGTAATTACCCGACGCAGGCACGCCGAAAAAGGCCGGCTAGTTGGAGCCAACTCTCTAACTGCCGGCCTTTTTCTTTGCCGTCATTTTTTAGCGAGGGTCAATGAGCCTCTTGAGGCATTTAAAACAGAGTGATGACATCGTTCAGGTATCGAAGCTGGGTGATTACGGACCTGGGGCGGCGTTTGTCAAGGCGGTGACTTCGGAGCGTGACCGGATCAGGTGCGAGAATGAAGCGCATCCGGTCTTGAGCGATGAGATCGTCAAGGACTTTCGGTTCAAAGCGGGAATGATTTTTGCGTATGGCACGGCTCTCGGGCTTGCAAGTGAGGCGCGGGAAATGATTGGGAAATTGGAAAAAAGAACTCAAGGAGGGTAAAACATGAAGAAATTTCTTGCGTCCGCGATTGTGGCTCTGTGTACGGTGACCATGCTGTTTAGTGGAACGGTGCGCGACAACCAGAACTTCACAGCGGAAGTCAATTTCGATTCCGGGTGTATCTGGAAGATCAAAGGCGTAACGGTAAACGTAACGGCGGCGCAGCTCAACTATCTGACTGCCGGCGGGTTGCCGGTGTCCTTGCTTGCGATAGCCAGCAACAAAATGATTATCGGCGACGCGACCGGTGCAGGTGCGGCCGTGACGTTGAGTGGTGATGTCCTGTCAACGATTGCCGGGGTGATGACAATCCAGCCTGTCAGTGTAGGCGAAGGTGACATTATCCTAACCGAAGACCAGATGTTATTCGGTGATGGCGGGACCGGTGTTGCGGCCGTCGTCAGTGGCGACGTTTTAATCCCCAAGACCGGCATTGCCGAGATCCAGCCCGTATCCGTAGCCGAAGGTGATATCATCTTAACCGAAGACCAGATGCTATTCGGTGACGGTGGGACAGGCGTCGCGGCCGTAGTGAGTGGAGACGTGCTTATTCCCAAGACTGGTATTGCTGTTATTCAGCCGTTGGCAGTTACCGAAGGCGATATTGTTCTTACCGAGGACGAAGTGCTGATCGGTGACGGTGGGACTGGTACTGCCGTTGTGATTAGCGGTGACGTGCTAATCCCCAAGACGGGTGTTGCGGCTATTCAAGACTTGGCAGTCGAAGACAGCAACATTGCGCTGACTGACGCTTACCTTGTTGTTGGCAATACCGGCACAGGTTCGGAAGTTGCTGTTAGCGGTGATATTTCGATGAGTAATCTCGGTGCGTTTACCGTCGATGAAATCAACAGTATTGCGGTTGCGACGGTTACTGCTGGCGCGGCCCTCGGTGCCACTTCCGCGCAAAATACTGATGTGTGGGGTTCGTCTGGTGTTACGACCTCGACAGTTGCGGCGGTTGCAACAGCGGCAATTCAGACCAAGACGGTGGCTGGCGGCAATCTGGCTGAATACCGCGTCCTTCGGGTTTGGCTTGGTGATACCTCGATGGGTGTGGCCAGCACGAACAACATCACCTCGCTGGTGCTTTCTGGCGGGGCGGCGGTTGAGACCAAGACGGCCGAAGCCGATTATATCTATCTGACCGGCGCTGATGGTACCGCATCAGCGGCTGTTACCGGTCAAGCGACTATTGACAAGTATATCATGGTCGAAGACGGCTCGTCCGTCTCGGCGACCAAGATCACGTTTGAACCATAACTATAACAAACCAAGCATGGAGGTCAACAATGCCAGAAGACACGATTGATGTCTCGGAGCAGACGAAACCAGACCCGGCGTTTGATAAGAGCTTCGATGAGGCTCCGGCCGAAGAAGCGAAACCGGCCGAGGAAGTGAAGCCGGAAGTAAAACCGGAGGCGAAGCCTGGCGAGGAAGTGAAACCAGAAGCGAAACCAGAAGCGAAGCCAGAAGCGAAGCCAGAAGCGAAGCCAGGCGAGAAACCGGTAGTGAAACCGGAAGTGAAACCGGAAGCCGAAAAGACGGCGATGGACCGGTTGAATGAACGGGCTGAAACCCCGCCGGTTGTTGAAGAGCCGCCAGCGCCGGTCAAGGTTGCGGATTGGCCGCCGGCGGCAGCGGCGTCCCAGCCGGTTAAGCCAGCGGTGGTACCGGCGTCCGAAGGGATGTTTAAGGATGTGCCGGCGTTGGCCGACGCGAAGATCGCGGTGGACGGCAAGGATATGCCGATAAACGAGTTCGCGGAGCAGTATCCGGAAGTGGCCCAGGCGTCATTGCTGATCGGGAAAGCGGTTGCGAAGTCCATGCTGGACGATGCAGTTAAGTCCGGCCAGGTGTTGACGGGGCAATCGGTAGGAGTCCTGCAGTTACAGGTTGCCAATATGCAGTTCTGGCAGTCCGTGAGCGAGACACACCCTGACGCGCGGAAGGTGGCGACGACAAAAGAATTTTGGGACTGGATGGGCAAGCAAACGCAACTTATTCAGGACCGTGGCAAAACGTTGGATCCCGAAGACGGGGTAGCGATTATGGACGCTTACAAGGAATCAGTGGCGAAGGTGGCCAAGGGTTCAGCAGACAAGGTAGCGGAAAAAAAGAAGGCGGATAGTGACGATCTGCACAAGGGCACGTTGCGGGAGAAGAAGACGTCGGAGGAATCTGGAAAGGACGCGAATGACAGTTTCGATACTGGGTTCAACGCGGGGTCTTAAACAAACATGGACAGACGAGTTTCCGGGCAAGACCATCAATGCAGAAGATGGCAAGGAAGTTCGATGTCCCGCGTTTAGACATGGGCGGTTGTGTGGGCGGTTGATTTGTAAAATCGGAATAAAGTGTGGATGGATCGAGTTCGTGTGTCCGCGGTGCAAAGAAAAACTCAAAATTGTGCTTATGGACGGAAAGTGAAGTAAAACGGATCGCGCCAGAAGGCCTGTATGTAGAGCCTCCGTGCAAGATTCAACTCCGATTTTATCGGGGGGAACAAAGCAAACGGAGGTTATACTATGGGAACTCAATTGAACACTTACGGCGACATCAGCCCCCGGACGGCTGGGTTTGCCACTCGCGACCTGTTGGACCGTGGCCAGTACGCTCTGGTTTTAGAGCGGTTTGGCCAGACTGACCCGCAGGGCAAGAATAAGACCAAAACACGCAAGTGGAGGCGCTATCTGTCGCTTCTGCGCGCCACGGCGCCCCTGGCCGAAGGTATCAGCCCGGCTGGTAGCCGGCTGAACTACACCGATGTCACCGCGACATTGGAGCAGTACGGCGATGTGACCTGGTTGAGCGATGTCATTCTTGACACGCACGAAGATCCGGTTCTCAAGGAAACGGTCAAGATCATGTCCGAGCAGTTGGCCGAAACCGTCGAGGTTATCCGGTTCAACGCGCTCAAGGCCGGTACCAATGTGTACTATCCTGCGGCGGCAACGACTCGGGCCACGGTGAACAGCCCGGTTACCCGTGCCATGTTGCGCCTGGTTGTACGCTCGTTTTCGCGCAACAAAGCCCGGAAAATCGCCGAAATCGTCAAGGCAAGTGGCATGATTTCAACCGAGCCGGTTGAGTCGGCCTTCTTCGCCGTGTGTCATACGGACCTGGATTCCGATATTCGCGCGCTGACCGGTTTCAAAACGGTTTCGGAATATTCGGACAGCAACAAGGCGCTTCCGAATGAAATCGGTTCCTGCGAACAGGTCCGGTTCATTACGTCGGCCCTGTTGGATCCCTGGCTGGCCGCGGCGACCAGTTCCAGCGGTTCGATATATCTGACCGACGGAGCCAGTGGCACCGGTTATCCGGATGTGTATCCCATTCTGATCTTTGCCCGGGATGCCTACGCCATTGTGCCCTTGCAGGGCAAGAACTCCGTACAGATCGGCGTGGTCAACCCGAAGGTTACCACCGATGACCCGCTTGGCCAAAAGGGTTTGGCCAGTTGGAAGCGCTACGACGCGACGGCGATCCTGAATCAGTTGTGGATGGCCCGTTGCGAAGTCGCCTGTACCGCCACGCCTGCGTAAGCGGTAGTGGATGAAGAATCAATCCCGTCTTGCCCGGGAGTACCGGGCGAGGCGGGGCAGATAGTGAAGCAAAAAAAAGAGGGAGATCAGATTATGGCAAAAATTGTAAGCGGTGTGGTAAACGGGACCGGCGCTGCGCTTTATGTGTGCGTTGGGTTCATTCCCGACCGAGTGGTGTTCCGCAATGTCGAGGATACAACCTGCCTGGTGGCAAGATGGTCCAAGAAGTCGCGGAGCGCGGAGCAGATTGCCGGTGTCCTGGAAACGCAGGGCGTGTCTTCGGCGCTGTCCGTCGGCGGCGGGATCGCTCCGTATCGCGGCGGCGACGTTATGACCGCAGCCATTCAGGCTGTTTTGACCTTTGGCGGGGTTGTTACCTACCAGAAGTTGGACCAGAAGGATTATCGCGGCCGTGACATTGCTTCGGGTGCCTCTCCGATTGACACCTGGACGCTGGCCGATGCTGGGAACCGGGCTGGCCACTTCAACGAAGATGTGGTTGGAACGTATATCGGCGAAGGCTCGCTTATCGTGATCGACGGCAAGGAATACATCATCGAGTCCGTTGCCGGTGGTACTGGCAACGCCGGTAGTGAAGTCGTCCTGAACGAAGCCGCCGCATCCGGAGTGGTCGAGCGCATTGGCCCAATGTACGACATGCTTCCCATTCCCCTTGGCGATATTTCCCCGGCCGGGTTCTCGGTCAAGGAAAACACGCTGAACGCACAGGGGAAGATCTGTTGCTTCGAAGCGACAAAATTCGATAACTAAATCGGTTGCCGGCATGGGATAAATGGCAGGGGTCGAAACATGGCCCCTGCCAATTCCCCAGCCCGTTACCATAATAACAGGAGGGTCCGAAACATGGCCAAGAGTTCTGTCAAGAACCAAGAGCAATCCGAAACCCAGCCAGAAGAAAAAGCTATCTCCACCCCGGCGCCGGAGGTACGGAAGGAAAAGTTCATCCGGATTAAACCCCACGCCAAGGCGAGGCCGGATGATGAGGAAAACGCGGTAGTATCCGTCAACGGTGAAATCCTGGTCATGGAACGGCAAAAGGAATGTGTAATTCCGGAGCGGTTTGTCGTGGCTCTCCAAAATGCGCGTGGCCCGGTATTCAGGCAGATGCCAGGCGAATCACGCAAGATCGTGGGCGAAGTGATGACGTTCCCGTTCGATAATTTGGGCGAGGGTACAGAAGAAGAATA